TTTCATTATTCTTTCACATTCCACCATAACAGACCGCAACAGCCATACAAGTCCCTGTGTTGTCATGTTATCGTTTGTAAACCAACCAATTTCTTGTATAGTTTCTGAGCGCAGACCTTGCCCGCTTGCTTGCTTTTTTTGAGTTTCAGAAAATCCACCACTGCAATAAGGGGGGTCGGTAATTACAGCATCGACAGAATTAGAAGGCAGTTCTTTGAGCTTAATGAGACAATCACCCTGAAAAATCAACGGGGCATAACACTGCATTGCCTCAATGGCGGGTGAAATGCTGCTATTTGGCTTTTGTTCTGTATTCATCTTTCGTTTTTCAATTAAACTTTTGTACTAATAAACCGCCACTGCGGCAATGCTTTTCCGTTATCCCTGCGTTCTCTGCGTCTTTGCGGTGCATTATAGATTTAAGAATTTTTGAACATTGGCGACTTGGGCAAGGGCATCGGAGAGTGGGTCGTGGGCCCGCTCTGGCTTGGTGAGTTCGATGCCTTTTTCGGTGAGTTTGTCATATGCTGTCCTGACATCCCGCTCATTGGAAAACTTCCATGGCAGCAAGGGAGATGAAAAGAGGCTTCGCATGATCATCAAGTCAAATGTGGGAGACTTTGCCCATACGATATTCTGCTCATAATTAGTAAGATCGATGAACCAGCGGAGATGCGCACTGCAAAATGACAGGGATTTTGTGGGTTTTTCCATGATTTCTTTGAGCAAATCGGGGCTTTTTAGCCAAAATTTGATGGTGTCAAAGTCGATTTTCCTGCCTGTATTGTGCTGGATCTCGGGATCGGGATATAGAACCTGATGTTTTATGACCTCTTTTTCGGTGAATTTGACCATGGCAATGGCCAAAACGTGGGCGTTTGTATCGGTGGAGAGGGTCTCGATGTCGATCATGTAGTGCATTTTATCCTTCATTTTCTTCATCAAAAGCGAACCAAATCAATCTGTCAAATATTAGTAGTGAATACAAATCCAATCTCCAATCTGAAAGCATTAAAAGAAATAGATTGATTGGGAGTAAAACTACCCATATGACAATAATTAAAATTTTAATTAATGCCAAGATTGCTTTTTTAATTTTCAAGATCATTTTATTTTTTCGATTAGTGGGTTGAAGAAATTACCCCAAGTGAGGATGACCACAATGAGTATGACAAAGATCAGGGTCGCTCGGAGCTGGTCGAGGTGCTGGGGTGTGTCGAATCGGTGCCGGTAGGCATTGCTGAGCAAGAGGGTAAAGAGGGCAAGGATGATAAGTTGGGGAATCATGGATGCTGGGTTTTTAGAATACTAATTGAAGCTGGGCTTTGTGATTGGAGAATCTTTTTTCCTGAGCTTGGAAATAATCGGGATCTAATTCGATACCGGTGAAGTCAAAGCCCATATTAAATGCTGCAATTCGGGATGATCCTGAGCCAAGATGGGTGTCTAAAATCTTATCCCCTGGCTTGGCGTAATTTTTCAGAATCCACTCGTAGAGCTTGACGGGTTTTTGGGTGGGGTGGATTTTTCCTTTATAATCACCTTTTGCTAATGGGTCATGTTTTACTTTACAAGTATTAAGATTAAATGAGGTCCATGCTAATTCACATTCGGCATAAGTTCTATTATAAAATCCTTCTCCTTTATCCCATACTAAAAAGCATCTTGTTGGAGGAAGACCAAAATAATTTCCTCCCCAAATAATTTGATTTTTTGAAATTTTAAATAGCTGATCGAAATACTCTTTAGCGGGTATTTCTTTATCCCAATTTTTTTTTTCAAAGTTATTAAATCCTTTATATCCAATATTACCACCGTCCATTCCAATCCCATAAGGAGGATCTACCACAGCCAAGTCAAAGAATTTATCCGGGATTTCCTTCATAAATTCCATGCAGTCCATGTGGTATGTCTTGGTCAGGTCGAGGTTCATTTTTGCAGTTTTTTCTTGTTGTGTCTGGAAAGGATGACTCGGAAAGTGGCATAGTCGGAAAACTTGCGCTTGCCGAAGTAGTGCTCCATTTCGTTTTCGACATCGTTGTAGGCTGCATTGAGATTGCAGGACTTGGAGACACGGGACTGGACTTCATTGATAAATCCGACATTGTCCAGGCACTTGATGAGGTGCTCTGGAATCATGCGCATTTTGGTAGTTAGATGACCCACAGTCCTCCTTCCTCCGACTCGTATCGGGATGTGCCGCCTTCCGTGGCAAGTGTCATTTGTTTGGTCATGATGAGTCCAAGGGCTGTGACGGTGGATACTATGCCGTCGATTTTTTCGGATGATTTTGCTTTGTCGGGTTTGATGTTTCCGGATGGATCTTTGGCCAGTTCGACATTCCCAAGCATCCATCGGGTGACGGGGTTTGCGTCGTGGAGCATTTCTTTTTTGTAGATGAGTTTTTCAAATTCCTTGGAGGGTGCCGACATGCTTGCGAAGCCTTGCCCGTAGGGATACATGAAATCCTCTGGCAGCTCCTCGGTGAGTTCGATGACCAACTGCGAGGAGTTCCACCGGTCAAAGGCAATCCCTTGGATGTCGTAGGCCTCGCAGTCTGCCAATACCTTGTCACGGATGTACCGGTAGTCGGTCACGTTGCCCTCAGTCAAAGTGATCCATGCCTGTTCAGCCCAAAGGTCATAGCGGACCCCGTCTTTTTTCACGCGTGCCATCATGGAATCTGAGGGTAGAAAGTAGGTCGTCTTGGTGTAGTAGCGACTCTCTCGCTCATCGATCCAGATTTTAGACCACGCATTTAAGTCACGGGTGGATGCCAAGTCGATCGCACCAAAGCAGGGGAGGCTTGCCAAGTATTCCTCATCGATGTGATCTGGCATCTGGCACTCCATCCACTTGCTATCCTCGACCCAAGTGGATGAAGCATCGGTCCACTTGTTGAAGTTTTTGGTCAGGAGATTGACGAGCTGGGAGGGGTTGTTTTTTGCCTGGATGACTTCTTGGCGAAGGAACTCCACGCTTGGAGTGTGACCGAGGGATGGGTTGGCTTTGATCCAAACCGACTCATCCAAGTAGTCATCCTCCTCGTCCAGATCATACATGATCGCAAACTGAGAATCATCTTCCTTGATGCCTTGGAGGATTTCTTGGCAGGTTTTCTCGTAGGTGTAGCAGCTCGAGGTCCGATTGAATCCAGCCGTGGTGATGGTCAGGTGGATTGGTTGGGCACGGGAACCCATGCCCGACTTCATGACATTGAATACCTGGTCATCTCGGTGGGCGTGGTACTCATCAATCAAAGCGATGTGGGGATTGAGTCCGTCCAAGTTGCCTGCCTCGGAGCTTACCGGCTTGAGTGATGATGCGTTGGCTTCGACAAAGAGGGAATTTTTCCAGACGGAAATCAGGGATTTCAGATTGGGATCGTTTTCCACGATGTTCATCGCATCCTTAAAGGCGATGGATGCCTGATCTCTGGTAGTGGCTGCGGTGTAAATTTCAGCTGCTTTTTCACTATCTGCAATCAGTCCATAAATGCAAATGCCAGCTGCAAGGGTGGTTTTTCCGTTCTTTCGGGAGACTTTGAGGTAAGCATAGCGAAACCGACGGGTGCCGTCTGCTCTTTTCCAGCCAAAAAGCGACCCGATAAAGAAGGCTTGCCACGGCAAAAGGGTGAAAGGTTGGCCTTGGTACTTGCCTTTGTAGTGCTTGAGCAGTCCGAAAAACTGGATGGCACGGTTGGCAGAGGCCTCATCGAAGTGGATTTTTCGGGTTTTTGCCTCCTTCAAATCCCTCAAATGCCGGTCCACAGCCAACTTGACCCACTTGCAAGAGGGGATTTTGTTGGTTTGAATGGCGTGTATGTAGGTGGAGAAGGGGGTCATTGATTAAGATCCTGACAGCAAAGCTGCGAATGGGTTGGTTTCTTCTTTCTTTATTACTTTTAGTTTACCTCTTGTTGATGGGGTGAGGCCGCACTCTTGAAGGCCTTTCATGATGTTGGCCCAGCACTGGTTTCGAGCGGTGAGAGCAGGATGGGTTCTGACTCGGTTCTGAGTTACCTTGACTTTGGTCTTCACCACCGACTCACCATCAGGCATGATCTCCTCGGTCTTCTCAGTGACAGTAGAATGATAAAAAAGACCGTCTTTTTTAATCACTTTTTCCATCTCTTTGAAAAGGGCAAATTCCTTGGCTACCTGCTCCAGTACATGTCGGTCATGTGGAGTGATGACCTTCATCTGGACCAGCTCTTTCGACAGCTCGATGAACTTCTTTTTTGCGATTCCTGTCAAT